CATCGGCAAATTTTAATGCTATTTTAAATATGCGAGGTAATTCAGAGTTATGATTATAGAAAATGCTAAATATATAAAAGCGCCGTTAAACAACCCAGATAATAAAAATACTGCTGTTGTAGTTGAAATAAATGGGGTTAAATCGTGGGTTCCTATGGATGAGGAAAACAAAGACTACGCAGAAATTCTACGCCAAGTGGAAGCCAAAGAACTAACAATAGAGGAGGCTGACTAATGCCATATGTAGGCAAACAACCCCTCGCAGGGGACTTTAAAAAACTAGGCGCACTCACAGCGTCTGCTACAGCTACGTATGCACTCACTTACAACAGTGCTGCATTTACACCAGCTAACGCAGAGTCTTTGATTGTGTCGCTTAACGGTGTAACACAAGCACCCAATGACGCTTATAGTGTCAGTGGTAGTAACATTGTGTTCGCCTCTAACCTTTCTTCTTCAGACAGCATTGACTATATTCTTGCACTAGGAGAAGTAGGTAATCATACAGTACCAACAGATAACTCAGTTACTACAGCAAAACTTAGTAGTACTATTAGTCGTGGTGGTGTAGCTAATATTCGTGTTAACCCTAACAGCCTAACAGACAATACAACGATTGCCAGTGGTGAGAACGCTCTTGTAGCAGGACCATTTACACTTTCAGCTACGTTGACTGTTAACGGCACATTTACGGTGGTGTGATATGAGTAAGTTATATGTAGATGAAATACATCCTAAAACTACTGGTGGTACTACCTCTATTATAAAGCCAGCATCAGGTTCAATTATTCAAACGCAATACACGCAATTAACCACAGCGGCAACCCAAGCATGGAGTGCAAACACAGCCACAGCGTTTAGCGATTTGACTGTAAATATTACGCCAACATCAACAAGTAGTAAAATTAAGTTAGAATGTCATATTGCAGGTGAGTTTGCTAGTGATTCCGCTACTTTTGACCACGTTGTGTTTTTCTACAGAGACACAACTGCTTTGAAATTTACTGGTTCTACTTCAGGTTCAAAGGTTGGCATTTCCGCTATAACAAGAACCCATTACGCCGAGGATGACAACAGCACTGGTGAAGTTGGTTACTTCACTTATTTTGACAGTCCAAACACGACATCACAAATTACTTATAAGCTAGGTATTGTTTCAAACATTGCCACAACTTTTTATATCAACACCACTGTGAATACTTCTGATGAGTATTTTGTAAGTAACATTGCGGCAACAGAGATAGCGGGATAGGAGGAAGACATGGCTTCAATTATAGGAGTGGAAACCCTCCAACATACTAACGGTACTACAGCAGCTACGATTACATCTGGTGGAAAACTTTATTCGGCTGGGCATGTAATTCAAATGCAATCAAACGTAAGCACGGCAGCTTCATCCATTTCATCAACCTCTTACGCTGATATTCCAAACATGACTGCAACCATTACGCCAACATCAACGAGCAGCAAAATACTAATTCAAGTTTCCTTTGGTATCTTGTGCGGCAGTTCAACAGGAACTGGTTGTTTAATGAAACTCCTGAGAGGCAGTACAGAAATTGGTAATGGTTCGGGTGCAGATACACATAATGTATTTTTGCAAAACTATGATGGTGCAAACAATGTATTCCACCAAGCTGGTCATATGTTTGTAGATAGTCCAAGCTCAACGAGCGCAATCACTTATAAACTGCAATGGGCATTAACTGCAAGTGGTGAGACTTGGTATATGAACAGGCGAGGCTCAGACAACTATGCCCGAACTGCCTCAACATTTTTGCTTACTGAAATTGCTGGATAGGAGATACAAATGACAAGTATATTAAAAGTAGACTCTATTCAAAATGCGGCAGGATCTGTAATTATGCCAGTGATGGCTGGCGGTATTATTCAAGTTCAATCAGTTAATAAAACAAATTCGCAAGGTATTGCAGGGTTAAGCTTTGATGACGTAATGTCTGTTTCAATTACACCAACAAGAAATAATTCAAAAATATTAATTCAATGTAATCTTAATATTACTGCTGCTTTGTCAGACGCAAGCCAAACAGGTGCTAGATACAGTGCCGTAAAGCTTTATCGTGATAGCACACAAATCGCCGTCAATGCAAATGCCACAGGCAATCAAGCTGCAGTTTGGTTTTCTGTTCAATCAACTGAAACGACTAATTCAGGTTTTCAACAAAACTGTGCTAGTGGTTCTTATATGGATTCTCCAGCTACGACATCAGCAATAACATATAAAATAACAGCTGGGAATACATACAGTTCTAACCATTATACTTACATTAATCGACCTAGTTATGGGTTTAGCGATAATTACGGTTACGTTCACTTTGGAACTAGTAATTTAACGGTTATGGAAATAGCACAATAGGGAGACAGATATGGCACTTACAAAATTAAACAATCAGTCTCTTAGCGCAGTTACATCAGCTGGTATTCCTATTCGTACCAAGTCTGTGCTGCAAGTTGTAAACACAACGCATGGAGTTAACCAAGCAATTACTGGTTCAACTTCAACTGAATACACTGGCATTACGACAACAATAACACCAACAGTAACAGGTTCTAAAATATACGTTATGGTAAATGTTGCATGTGGAAATCAATACAATGGTGCTGAATGGTATGAAGCATTCTTGTATAGAGACTCTACTTCTAATCAAATAGGAAATAGGCAAGATATTTATTTTAATGAACGATATGAAATGATTGGCCCTAAACTTTTATTTAATATTTTTGATCCACTTGCAACAACGGCTGGAACTGCTCGTACTTATAAAGTTTATATGGCTGGAGATAGTGGAAATGGCAATTTATCAGTTAATTGGTCTAGTAATAATTCACAATCATCAATGACTTTAATGGAAATTGCTGCATAATGAAAACGGCACAAGAAGTTTCACCAGAACTACGAGTTGCTATAGAGCTAGAAGCACACGAAAAAGAATGTGCTGTACGTTATAAAGCAGTAGAAGATAAACTATCAGGTCTCGACAAAAGATTGTGGAGACTTGAAGCAATGATAATGGGATCAACGGTTATATTCGTTGGTTTAGCATCCTCTCTCTTAATGAAAATGTGAGGTTAATAAAATGATCGCGGAAACAATGGCAGGTATAGCACTAGTTAAAGGCGCGGTTGATGGTATTAAAAGTATGATCAATACTGCCAATGATGTTGGCGAGATAGCTGGCTATATAGATAAGCTGTTTGAGGGCGAAAAACAAGTACAACAACAAAGAAATAAAAAAGCATCAGGGCTTGATCAGTTCGGAGGAATTGGTGGTGTTGCTTCAGAAATCATAGATGCACGTATCGCAGCAGAAAAACTCCAGGAAGTCGCCTCATTGGTTGATATGCGATTTGGTCCTGGAACATGGAAATCGATTGTTGATGAAAGAGCTAAAAGACTTAGAGAAGAAAAAGAACGAATAGCAGCTATTAAAAGAGCACAAAGAATAAAAGCACAAGAACGAGATGATTTAATAAAACAAGTCTTAATTGCTGTTGGTTGTATAATTGCAGTAATAGGAATAATTATAGCTATGGCAATATCAGTAGCCAAGGCAACATGAGGAGAAGAAAATGTTTGAAGTATTAGTATTGGTTTGTTTGGCATCAAATCCAAGCAACTGTTTTGAGTTAGAGGATACCAGAGGTCCGTATGAGACTAGACAACAATGCATAGCACGCTCGGTAGAAATGCGTGAAGCAATAAATGAAATGCCAGACCATGTACCTCAAGCATATAAATGTGTACATCACGAAATAAAAACTCCAGGAGTAGCAACATGATATCTGCATTAATAGGCCCTGTTACAGGACTACTAGATAAGTTTATTCCTGACGCTGATGAAAAAGCAAGGATTGCCCATGAGCTTGCTACGATGGGGGAAAAACATGCCCAAGAACTAGCACTTGCTCAAATAGAAGTAAACAAAGCAGAGGCAGCTTCAGGCTCTATATTTAAGGGCGGCTGGAGACCAGCAGTTGGTTGGGTATGTGCAAGTGCTTTTGCATATCATTTTGTTTTACAGCCCGTTCTGCTCTTTGTAGTAGCCTTAACGGGAACTCAACTACCTACCCTACCTGAATTTGATATGAGCACGTTGTTGCCCGTTCTAGGCGGCATGTTGGGGATTGGTGGACTCAGGACATATGAAAAACAAAAGAGGCTAACTAAATGAATATAGATAAACTAAGAGAAGAACTTAAGGCTGATGAGGGATGTAAGTATGAAATCTACTTGGATCATCTTGGCCTCCCTACACACGGTATTGGTCATCTTATTCTTGACAGCGATCCTGAGTATGGACAAGAAGTTGGCACACCAGTCTCGGAAGATAGAGTTAATGAGTGTTTCGCTAAAGATGTCGAAACGGTGTTATCGGAGTGCAAGAAGTTATATTCCAACTTCGAACTTTTGCCTGAAGAAGTCCAATTAATTATTGCTAATATGATGTTTAATATGGGTAGGCCTCGGCTTAGTAAGTTTGTAGGCATGAGAGCAGCTGTAGACTCTGGTGATTGGCACAGGGCTGCAGTAGAAATGGTTGATAGTAAATGGTATCAACAAGTAACAAATCGTGCTGATCGACTTGTACAAAGGATGAGAGCAGTTTAATAGTATATACCCCTTATAGGAAAAATCTATTCAAATAAGAGGTAATAATATTATGAGAAATGTAGAATACGCTGGACCAGTCACATCTATTTCTGAAGAGATTGATGCAATGAAGTATCGTCAAGAGGGTGAGTCCTTTGATGATAAAGTAAAACGCATGGCAGGAGCACTTAATGATACTCCTGAACATCAATTAGAACTAGAGGACATCTTTGGAAATATGAGATTTCTACCAGCAGGTAGAGTCCAAAATGCTATGGGGAGTAGGCGTATTACTACAGCTTTTAATTGTTTTGTTAGTGGTATTATTGATGACAATATGAAGTCTATAATGAAACGTGCTGCAGAAGCTGCAGAGACTATGCGTAAAGGTGGTGGTATTGGGTATGATTTTAGTAGACTCAGACCAAGGGGCGATCATATTAATTCTCTCGACTCTCAGTCTTCTGGTCCTGTTTCTTTTATGGGGATCTTTGATGCAGTGTGCCAAACAATTGCTTCTAGCGGTCACAGGAGAGGAGCACAAATGGGTGTCCTTAGGGTTGACCATCCTGACATACTCGACTTTATTCGCGCTAAACGTAACAGTGATAAACTCACCGGATTTAATATCTCCGTTGGGATTACAGATGCCTTTATGGAAGCTTTGGATAACGATACCGAGTACGATCTTTTGTTTGACGGTGTTGTGCGTGGCACTTTATCAGCCCAAATGGTATGGGACGAGATAATGAACTCGACCTGGGATTGGGCAGAGCCTGGGGTTCTGTTTATTGACCGTATACAAGAGATGAATAACTTATGGTACTGTGAGACCATTGAAGCCACTAACCCATGTGGTGAGCAGCCGTTGCCCCCGCAAGGTGCATGTTTGTTAGGTTCTTTTAATTTAGTAAAGTATCTTGATGAAAGTGCTGGTAACTATACATTTAATTTTACACAGTTTAAGAAAGACATCCCACATGTAGTACGTGCAATGGATAACATTATTGATCGTACTATATACCCGCTTAAAGAACAGTCTGATGAGGCTAAAGATAAAAGACGTATGGGACTAGGTGTTACTGCACTAGCTAACGCTGGTGAGCTTCTAGGATACCCTTATGCTTCTCCTGAGTTTCTTAACTGGACTGAAAAAGTCTTTGCTTGTTTAAGAGACAATTGTTATAAAGCATCTGCTTTGTTAGCAAAAGAAAAAGGTGCATTCCCTATGTATCGTCCAGAGTATTTAAAGTCTAACTTTGTACGTACATTACCTGCATCTGTTAAGAAGGAGATTAGAGAACATGGCATACGCAACAGCCACCTCACTAGTATTGCTCCTACTGGTACTATCAGCCTTGTGGCAGATAATGTCACTGGTGGCATAGAGCCTGTATTCAGCCATTACTATGATCGTACTATCCAGACATTTGAAGGACCCCGTGTTGAACGTGTAGAAGACTATGCGTACTCTAGAGGGGTAGAAGGGAGGACATCATCTGATATTTCAGTTCAAGATCATTTAGCAGTATTGCTGTTGTCTCAACATTATATCGACTCAGCATGTTCTAAAACTTGTAATGTGGGGGAAGATGTGTCATATGAGGATTTTAAACAAGTGTATGTTGATGCCTGGAAGGGCGGGGCGAAGGGATGCACTACGTTCAGGATCAGTGGAAAACGATTTGGTATCTTCAACGAAACCGTGGAAACGGAAGAGAAGGTATCTGGCACGAATGAGGAGATGGTTGAAGAAGAGGGAAAGGTTGAAGCTTGCTTCATCGACCCGCTTACAGGCCAGAAAGAGTGCGCTTAGTAATTAATTAACGGAGGAGTAACATGGCAGAAGAAACAATTTCTGTTACCGATATCGCATCTCAAGGGGTTATCATTGATACTCCTCCTGTTGCTTTAGCACCAAATGTATTTACAAATGTACGTAACGTTAGATTTAAAGATGGTGCAGTTCGTAAGATATCAGGAGAGCTATTGCTTAATAATATTGTAGAAGATCTTGTACCCGCAAATGAATTGTTTGGTCAGGTTAGATACTTTGCAGTTTGGGAAAACCCTAACAAAGCACCACATGGTTGTTATTATATTTGGGTAGTAGATTATGTTCGTGCTGGTATTACTGTAGGCCAAAAGGTTTACATACAAGATCACACAGGGACAAAGAAAGATATTACACCTGCTAGTATGACTGATGGATTTGCTTTCACAACACATGGTTGGCAGCATACTTTATTTAGTGGTGGATTTTCTTTTATTATTAACAATGGAATTGATAAACCCCATTATATATTAGATGCTCCAGGAAATACTAATATAAATAATATTACTTTAGCAGAGCTTCCTGGATGGGATAGCTATAATGTACAACAAACAGTACATAGTGATACTTATTTAGCTGGTAATAGTACTGTGTTTGATCTTGGTCAAAAGGTAGATTTTACTGCAAACGAAATTTTAGTTACGGGTACAAACGTTAAAACCGCACAAGCAGGTAGCCCTGCAGGTTCTGGAACAGTTAACGGGACTAACTTTGTTCCTGGAGCATTGCCAGGAACTATACCTACAGTAAGTGGTAATAACTTTCAAATATATACCGATACAAATACTAACACAACAGTAATTGTAATTGGAAACCTAACAGCTAATGATACACTTACGGCTACAATTAAATCTAGAAACCCTGTAAATGTACGAGCAGGTATTGTTCAATCGTTTGGCGATTTGCTTGTTGCAGGTGATTTAACTGAAGTTGATTCTGTTACACCAACTACTATTATCCGTAGACTTTCTGGTGTTGTTAGATCATCAGATGTAGCAGTTCCTGGATCAGTTCCTAATAACTGGAATCCTTTTGCTGCTGGTGTTAGTACTGCTGACGAATTTACTTTGTCAGAAACTAATGTTATTCAAGAGATGAAATCGCTACAGGGTAATATGTATATTTATAGTTCAGATAGTATACACGTTATGCGTCTTACTGGTAATGCCTTAGCACCTGTATCGTTTGCACCTAACACCGATGAGTATGGTTGTCTTACTACAGGAGCCGTAGTTGAATATGACGGTAAACACTTTGTAGTGGGGGCTAATGACATTTACACATTTGCTGGAAACCCAGGAAATATACAATCATTATCTGGTAAAAGAGTTACTCAATACTTTTATAATAACTTAAACCCTATACATGAACGTCAACTGTTTACCCTTCAAAATCATCAAGAAGAAGAAATATGGGTGTGTTATCCTACACTAAACTCAACTGGAGGTGAATGTGATGAAGCTCTTATCTGGAATTATAGAGACAATACGTGGACTATCAGAGACCTTGATGCAGTTGCAGCTGGAGATGTGGGTCCAATTAAGGGTGGTGGTATACCGACTGCAACAATTGCCGCAACAGGTAATAGCGGTAATGCAGGATATACTAATCGCGGTAAAAAAGAAGTTCAAGCAGTAACAATTAATGGTGCTACACCAAGAGTTACAACAGGTACTAAAGCTGCTAAAACAGTAGCCGTTGGTACATTTAGTAATTTTACTACTGATGTACTTGAAGTAGTAGATCTTTCAGTTACAGGTGATACTGGACCAAATACAGTTAATGCTGCAAGCACACTTACATACCCTTCAAGTTCTACATTTACTTATGACAGAAATAAAACTACACATCTTGATGGTGGAGCTAGTGCTGTTATAAATGGTGATAGTACTATTGGTAATGTTAGTTTTCCTGCTAGTGCTATACTTGGTACAAGTTATGCAGATGGCGCTACAATTACTATGACACAGTTTGTTGCCGCTATTCGTGATTATATTAACGCAAACAATGCACTTGCTGATTTTACAGCTTCTGCATCTTCTAATGTTCTTACACTAACTTCAGATGTTCCTGGACCTCGTGCATTTAGTACTTCTACTTTTGCAGTTTCAGGAAGTGGATCGACAACTAACATATCACCTAACTCTACAGTTACAGGTGTTGGTGTTTATGGTATTACAGCAGCACTTAGCCCTGCTATTTCAATGACAATAACGGCTCCTGCCGTAAGTGGGGTGCAAGGTGCAATCAACGAGACAATTACTCTTGCAAAAGGTCTTACGGCTCAAACAGCGATTAGAGATGATATCATTACTAAGTTGTCTGCTCTTGCTGTCTTTAATGGTTCTGCTACTGCTATTTACGGTGTTGCAGCTAGTGGTAATAACGTAAGATTTACTTCAGTTAATGGTGGAAACCACAGTGCTTTGACTATTGCATTCGCAACTAGTTATGGTGGTACTGCTTATACTGAAACTACTTTTGGTGGTAATCTTACTGATTCAGTCACAGTAGTAACTACAGGTGTAAATAATAACATACCACAGCCTGTACTCACAGTAACCTTTCCAGACTCTACAACAAGCTCTACAGTTCTTAGTGGTACTCAGACAAGGGCAACAGTTGTAACAGCTGTCAGTGGGCTTATAAACGCCAACAGTGGATGGTCTACAACTACAGGTACAGGGCTTGTAACAGCAACCTCTGCTACAGTAGGTGTAATATCTAATAACTTTAGTGTTGCAGTAACAAGTGCAGGGACATTACCTTCAGGTTTTAGTAATAGTACTTTTACAGGTGCTCAAACAATAGCAGGTGTAGCCGCACACACAACAACGGATCGTGTAACTCTTACACCACCTTTAGGTAATCCGATTACAATAAACTTTGATAACACAAGCACCTACCCCGCTTACAATCCAGGCACTCAAAACACAGCTGAAGTTACTGCTATACAAATAGCTACAGCTTTGCAAGCAGCATGGACAGATACAACTCATTTTACTGTAACTCGTTCTAATGCTGTGTTAACTTTTACAGCTGTAGATAGAAAAGCTATTACAGGTGCATTTGCTTACACAGTAGTTAATGGTGATACAAGGACAGGAACACTAGTGTCTCCCCTTATTGCTAATTCAGTATCAGGAAACATTGCAGTTACTGATGGTGTAGATCCTATTTATGCAAAAATGACAAGAGTTACGATTACAATTAATACAACAAGTGGTAGTAGTGTAATTTTTGATAGGCATTATGGTGAAGGACCAGGGAGATTACTTGATCCTAGCTTTACTGCAGCAGCTAATGATGATACTTATGGTGACTCAGGGGCAGCTAGTGATTCAGCCTATCTTGCTTTGTACTATAATGCTGATGCAACTCAAAATGCTACAGAGTTAGCTAAACCAAATGGTACTGTAGCTACTTTGCAAAGTGCGTTACTAGCAGCACTTGCTGAAATTAGTACTAATAATGCATTGATTGTAACACCTGATAGTACGTCAGCACCTACAAGTATTGTAATTAGTCCTAGTCAGTTTAGTTCTACAGCTAACTATGTTACAGCGTTTAGTCCTGCTACTCAAGTAGTGGCGGCTAGTGTTGCCCCAACAACAACAGCGTTAACTAATGCAGCTGAAGGAACCTTAGTAGCAGCTAGTAGTCCAACTCAAAGCACTACAGGAACATCTATTAGTACTACGTTTGATATTGTGAGACCGTGGTCAAGTGGTCAAACTAACCCTAATAAAATATTTCCTATCTTTGCAGAAAGTGGGTACACATCTGGTACATTGTTTAATCGTATCAGATCGGCTGATCTAGGTTTTGATTTTGGTGGTACACCATACATATCCTATGCAGAGCGAGAACAACTTTCTATCTCTCCTAACTTTGATACAGAAACATTAAGCAGTATTGCTTTGTGGGCTGATGGTGGTACAATTGCAACCGTAGGTGGTGAACCTCAAAGAGCAACCTTACAAATACGTGCAAGGTCTACTAATAATCCTGGAGAATTAGCTTACTTAACGACACCAGAAGATAATACACAAACTGGTTCTAAAGCAAATAAGTTAACTGTAAATGATTTTACTGTTGCAGATTCTTACAAAACTGATGTTCGTATTACAGGCCGTTTCTTAAACTACAGAGTTGATGATGCGGCTGCAGATACTAGTAGTAGTTATTCAGGCACTAATACAAAAGCGTGGAATATATCTGGTATGCAACTAGGTGTTCTAAAAGGAGGTGTTAAATAATGTCAATCCAAAACCCTCCTATCACAGACCAACCAGCCTTAGACTTCACATTACTTGAAATGGTTAGATTGCTCAACGATATTGAACAACAAAATATAAAGTTGATTAAAGATATTAGAGAGTCTACTAATTTTGCTGATTTACAATCAAAGGTAAACCAACAATGATAAAACTTATAGAGGACAATGACGTATTTGAAGCTATACAGCTTATGAATAAGTCAACTAAAGAAAATCTATACGGTGGATACGAAAGAAACGAAACCGCATGGATTTCTTTTTTCTTAAAAATTGTAACCAAACAAAAAGAAAACAACCCACATTATATTGCCATTGGTGAGTATAAAGATAATAAACTTATAGGTTTTCTTTTAGGTTCTACATATAACAGTTATTATAATAATATATGTACTATGGATGTTAAGGATTGTATTGTAGACAAAGATACAGCAACTCCTTTTACTGTAACTAAATTATTCGATGCAATGATTAATCATGTAAAAAATCATGGTGGTTCACGATGGAGAGCAGACTCTATTCGAATGATAGAACATTCAGAAAACTATGTTAATCTATTAAAGTTAAAATACGGTGCAGAGGCCTACTACTCAGCACATGGTATTATAAAGGAGAATGAAAATGGGTAGTGGTGGTGGAAAAAGTCAAACACAAGTATCAGGAATACCAGATTGGGCTAGACCTCAATTAGAAGAAGGTCTTGATATTAACCTAGCAAGACTTAGGGATACACAATCTAATCCTAATCAGTTAGTCGCAAGTCTTACTGAACCCCAAGATCGTGCTTTAGCTTATCAGTCACAATTAGGTGAACAAGCTGTTCGTGGTACAGGATTATATGATACTCGTGCAGCAG